TTAGGACAAGTAGATGCAAGTACTGATATTTCTAACTTAACAACTACAAATGTATCAGAAGGTACTAACAAGTATTATACAGATGCAAGAGTTAAAACTAAATTAGATGCCGAAGGTGTAATTAGTAGTTCAGCACAAATTCAAGGAGATTTCTTAGAATTAAATGGTGATTCAGTATTAAGTGGTTCGGGAACAACTAATCATATATCATTCTATAATTCGGAGAATGGTTTAACTTCTCATGATTATTTAAAAGTTAATCCTAATTTCAATCTATTTTTGTATGATAGTGTTACTTATTCAGATGCTATTAGAATACAAATGACTGGTTCTTTATCGATACTTGGGGGTATTAGTGCTCTTGAACAGAATTCTACATTTTCAAATGCCTATTTTGATGGTATTGAGGCCGATACAGTTTTCGCATTTACTGGTTCTTTCCACAGAGTTGTAGCTCCTGGTATTATAATTGATGATGGTAATATTATTGGTTCATCTACATCAACTGGTTCATTTGGTAAAGTTATTGGTGATGGTAGTGAATTGACTGGATTAACAACAACTATCGTATCAGAAGGAACTAATCTATATTATACTGATGCAAGAGTTAAAACTAAATTAAATGCTGAAGGTGTAATTAGTGCTTCATCACAAATTACAATTACTGAATCTCAGATTTCTGATTTAGACCATTATACGGATTCAGATTGGGATTCAAGATTAGCAACCAAATCAACAACTAACTTATCAGAAGGAACTAATCTTTACTACACAGATGCAAGAGTTAAAACTAAATTAGATGCTGAAGGTGTAATTAGTGCTTCATCACAAATTACAATTACTGAATCACAAATTTCAGATTTAGACCACTATACTGATTCTGATTGGGATACGAGATTAGCAACAAAATCTACTGATAATTTATCAGAAGGTTCAACTAATAAATATGCTTCAACTGCAAATGTTAAATCTGCACTTAGTGCTAACTTAGGAACTCTAACACTTGGTGATTCAGATGATATTATTTCGGTTCCAGGTAACTTAACTGTAAGTGGTACAACAAACTTTATTAACTCTAATACTCTTAACATTGGTGATAACAACATTGTACTTAATGCCGATGTTACTGGTACTCCAACACAAAATGGTGGTATTACAATTGAAAGAGGCACTGAAACAAATGCAACCTTACTTTGGGATGAAACGAATGGTTATTGGAAGGCTGGTTTAAGTGGTGCTGAAGTTCAAATTGCATTAGTAAATGGAACTTATAGTGGATTAAGAGCACAAGCAACAACTAAAGGTGATGTTGGTTTAGGAAATGTTGAGAATACAGCACTTTCTACATGGGCTGGTACTTCTAATATCACAACATTAGGAACAATCTCAACTGGTACTTGGCAAGGTACAGCAATTGCAGATGCTTACTTATCATCAAATACGGCACACCTAAGTGAAACACAAACATTTAGTGGAGCTAAAACATTCTCAGCAGCAGTTAATATTACTAATTCAACTGCTTCAACATCTAAAACAACTGGAGCACTAAAAGTAACTGGTGGAGTTGGTATTAGTGGAGCATTGAATGTTGGTGGTGATGTTGTAGCATATGCATCATCAGATGAAAGATTAAAAGATAATATAGAACTTATCTCTAATCCAATAGAAAAAGTTCAATCTCTAAAAGGTGTAACTTGGAATTGGAATGAAAATGCAGATGAATTACAACAATCTTTACCAAATGTAGGGGTTATTGCACAAGATGTAGAGAAAGTTCTTCCTCAATTGGTTCACGATAGAGATAATGGATTTAAGGGTGTAGATTATGCAAAACTTACTGGTCTCCTTATCGAAGCAATTAAGGAACAACAAAAACAAATTGATGAATTAAAATCAAAACTACAATAAGAAAGTTAATTCCCTTATATAAGGGATTTTCTTATTTAATAATTATATAATTGAAAAAGGTAAGTCATACATATGGCACAAATAGTAAAATTAAAAAGAACATCGGTAAGTGGTAAGATACCAACTATATCTAACTTAGAGTTAGGTGAGTTAGCAATGAATACCTACGATGGTAGGATATTTTTTGAAAAAGATGCAGATGGAACACTATCTATACAAGAAATACTTACAACAAATTCACACCCATTTTCAATAACAGGTTCACTTTACTTAAATGGTGCTATAACTGCATCATATATCAATGCAAATGGTAGTGGAAATTCAATTCTTGTAAGTGATACTTTAAGAATTGATGAAAATGGTAGTGGATTACGAATGACCAATGTTGGTGCGTTTGATAATTCATCAGGTGATTTTAGAATATTTGCAACTCAAGACTTAATTCTTGCCACAGATGGTGAAAATGGTACAGCAGTTACCATTGACCAAACTACAAAAGGTGCTAACTTTGTAGGAGCAGTAACTGCATCTTATTTTGTTGGTGATGGTTCTCAATTAACAAATTTACCAACAGATATTTCAATTGCAGAAGCAACAACAGTAACTGCTTCTTATGACAATATTGATGATATTACTATAACTCATAACTTTAACACTTATAATATATTAGTTCAAGTATATGACAACGATAGAAACTTAATAATACCATCTACCACATCTTTACCAACTTTAAATACAGCGAGAGTTACTCTTTCAAGTTTAAATTCTGGATATGTTGTAGTTGCAAAAGGAGGACACTTAATTAGTGGTTCTCTTATCTCAGAAAATACTGCTTTATTAAATGGACAAAATGGTGCTTATTATTTAGATTGGACAAATTTTAATAATATTCCTACTGGAATTATATCATCATCTGCACAAATAGATTCTGATTTATTTGATATAGATGGGTTGGTTTCATCATCAACTCAAATTTCTAATTATGGAGTATTTGCAGAATTAAATGGTGATGGAATAATCTCAGGTTCATCTCAATTAGAAGGTTTTGTTTCACAAAGTGGAAACTTTGTTGCTAATGAAACAATTATTGCAACAGGTACAAACTCAGTCACTTCTTCAAATATTCTTGCATTAGATACCGTAAATAATTACTTAGGTATCAATCAATCCAACCCAGAAGTTACACTTCATATGACGGGTGATGGTGCACAAACTGCTCAAATTAGAATGGAGCAGTATAACGATAGTTCAGATGCTCCTGATATTAGAACAAGAAAAGCCAGAGGTACTTCAGCATCACCTGCAAAAAATAATGCTGGTGATTTTATATACAGACAAAATTCTGAAAGGTATAATGGTTCAACATATACCACAGTAGGTCAATTTGCAGTAGATGCAAATAGCTCAAATGCAGATAGATTCCAACTTACTTTGACAGTTAGTGAAGATGGTAACACAATCGATGCTGCTGCTGCACAATTTAAGATTGATGGTAATGATGGTGGTGCGATTACTTTTAACGATGCATATAAATTCCCAACATCTGATGGAACAAATGGACAAGCACTTATTACAGATGGTAGTGGTGTTTTAAGCTTTTCTGATGTAACATCATATACAGATGCAGATACACTTGCATATATCAATTCACAAGGGGTAATTAGTGGTTCTTCACAAATAACAGATTTAACTACTCACAAAGAAACAGTTAGTGGAGCATCTTCATATGTAGTAGACCACAACTTAAATGAACAATATCCAATAGTACAATGTTGGAATACTTCAACTTCACAACAAGAACAAGCAGAATCAGTAACAACAAATTCAGTAAATAGAGTAACTGTAACTTTTGCTGGTACTTTTACAGGTTTAATCATTGTAAAAAAATAAATTTATGGTATATGATGTGTATTATACTACTGGCGGTGGACCTTGGGTAAACGCTGGAACAGATGCTTGGGTAAATTTATGGTTGGAATTGATTGTTCCTCATTTGCAAATAAAACCTATACTTCTTATTCATAGAAACAAACCAGAAGGACACGAAGATTATAAATTTCCGATACAAGCTCATTGGCATGGTGATGATATTGAAAAGTTTGAAGAACTATGTAAGGGAGCACGAAGAATCAATATATTACATGGACATTATACACCAATGAAGGTAATAGAAGAAAATTTAGATAAGATTCATTCAAATATTCTTCATAATTCAGTAGACCATATCTTAAAATCACAAGTTGGAACTGATGCTTATTTTGGTTGGCATCCTTATTTAGATTCAAGTTGGGAACAAAAGGTTACTAAATATGCAAAACATAATATATGGATAGGATTGTATGATATTTTAATTCCAAATAAAAGAATAACAAACTTTTACGAATTTAAATACAATTTACCTTTGAGTGAATCAAATAATTTAGGTTTTGCTTCAAGATGTGAAGGTAGGAAAAATCCACATTACTTAGATGGTTTGAAATCTTTCATATTTACAAATTCATTTCATTTCAAAACTGTATGGAAGGGGTTTGGTAAATATGATTATTCTAAATCTAAAATTTATCACTATGATTCTAAATTCAAAGATATATTCTATAATATGGATTGGGGAATATCACACTCTGCATTTTCATCCGAACCATTTGGATATGGTATATTTGAAGCCGTTGATAGAGGAAAGTTGCCAATATTACACAAAACTTGGTGTTCTGACTTTGAATACCCATATAGAGTTTCATCTAAAAAAGAATTTGTAGATATTTATAATGGAATCATTGAATCATCCTATGAAGAAAAGAATAAATGGTTCAATAAACTAAAAAATTATATGATAAGCGAGTTTTCTAACAAAGATAAGTGGATAGAAGATTTACTTAATATTTATAATATATAGGAAACAATTATGGCCAGAACTTCAGGAGATACACTTAGTTTAAATAATCTTGCAGGTGCATTAGGACAAACACAAGGAACTGATGTATCACTTAATGCATTACAATCCATAAATGGTACGACTGGCACACAGGTTTCATTAGATGATTTTGCTATTGATTCTGTTGATTCTGTAACAGGATTTACATATGCTGTAGAAGGAACTAATGAAACTTATACCATGAACTTTAGTGGAGAAGGAACTGTAGCTAGAAACTATTTTGCTAGAGATATCAAAACAAGAGGAGCAAATTTTACTTGGGCAGTATCACCTACATATAATTCGGGAGGTAATACTGCAGGATATATTTCATTAGAGGCCTCTGCTGATTATACAAATCAAATTACAGTAGGAACTATGAATCCTGAATTTAGTTCTGCTCAAACTTCTTTAATGAGTAATTATTCTCATACAATTACTGGTACTTTTGCAGATGGTTATAATAACCATGCTACAAATTATAATACTGGTTTAACAAAAAATGTATATTCAGTAGATTCTTATGATGGTAACTCAACTTCGTTATGTATTTTAGTAGATACTCCTGTTGTATTAACAGATGGTTCTACTATTGAAGCTGGAGATGTAACTGAAGGATTAAAATTACAAGGGTACTCTTTTAGTGGTTTATCTGAAGATTCTGATGGTAATTTTTACAATTGGTCATCTGAAGAAAAGGGTGAGGCCGAAGAGGAAGTTGAAGTAGTAAATGTTGTATTTTCATTTTCAGATGGATATTATAATATCAATGATGGAGAAATTAAAGCAACACAAGACCATCCAATGTTGGTAAAAGATGCAACCGATGATTTATTTAGATTTAAAAAACTTGGTCATATTACTACAAATGATAAATTAGTTAAAAAAATAGATGGTAATTTAGTAGAAGTTGATATAACTTCAATTGAAGTAGTTGAAGATACTGTTGAAATTGTTACTATCGATGTAGAAACTCAAGATACATATTTAATAAATGGATATGTAACTCATAATAAAGGTGGAAACTCTCATAGTGATTTGACAGCACCATCTGCACCTACTAATTTAGCATATACTGAAGTTAATGCTCAAAATCATAATATTACATGGGATGCTGTAAGTGGTGCAACTGCATATAGATTACAAGTAGATAATAATTCTGATTTTTCATCACCAATTATTGATGCTGATGAATATAGTACAACTACTTATAATGTAGTAACTGCTTTAGGAAGTGGGACATTTTATGCTAGAGTAAGAGCGATTGACCATGGTTTAAATAGTTCATGGACAAGTTCATTAACTATTACGAGATAATTTTTATGTTTTGAAAAAAACTATATATTTATATATATAAGAACTATAAACAAAATATATCAAAATGACAAAAGAAATTAAGTTTACAGAAGAAGAAGTTCAACAAATCAATAAGTTAAGACAAGATGTTTCAGCAATATTTACACAGCTAGGACAACTTTCTATCGAGAAAAAAAGAAGAATAGATGAGTTGACTGAGATTGAAGAACAACTATTAGTACAACATAAACAGTTACAAGAGCAAGAACAAACATTGTTTAAAGGATTGAATGAAAAGTATGGTGATGGTAATTATAACCCAGAAACTAATACTTTTGTTCCTGCAAATTTAGAAGAGAAAGATTCTGAATAGATTAAATAATGTTTTTGAAAAACTATTTTATATTTATATGTGTACATTTACACAACGTAATTAACAAGGAGTAATAAAAATGGCAGAAAAAATTGTATCACCTGGTGTATTCACAAGAGAGAATGACTTATCTTTCTTAGCACAAGGGATTGGTGAAATCGGAGCAGCAATAATTGGACCTACTAAAAAAGGACCTGCTTTCGTACCAACCGTTGTAAATACACAATCAGAATTTGAAGAAATATTCGGAACACCTGATGGTTCGTACTATACAGGATATACCGTACAAAATTATCTAAGAGAAGCTGGAACTGTAACGATTGTTCGTGTTGGACATATTGGTGGATATACTCACCAAAGACCTTTTGGTATCGTAATTAGTGGTTCTGACGGAGGAGAAAAATTAGTTGGAGTTTTACATGCAACTCACACTGGTGATGAATCAGTTGGTGTTATTGCAGATGCTGAAACAGCAGCAAATTTAATTGATTCTCAACCATCTGCATCAGCATTCTATATTAGTGGTTCAGCGTTAGGAACAGAATTATCAGCATCTGTACTTCCAAGTGCAGGAAATGATATTTCCGATGTATTTGGTGAATCACCAAGAGGTTCTAAAAAGGCTTATGTTTATAAGTACTTTGAAAAAGCAGCTGGTGACCAAACAAACTATATTGCACAAAGTGGTTCTCAAGTAATCGCTTTAGAATTGGGAGAACAAGTTTTCACACAAGATATTCAACATGCATCAACTCCTTGGATACAATCTCAGTTAATTTCTGGTGAAAGACATGACCTCTTCAGATTCCATACTATTGGTGATGGTACAAATTATAACAAAGAATATAAAATTGGAATATTTGGTGTAAAAGCCGCTGGTACTAATAATTCTACTGATTACTCAACTTTCTCAGTTGCTGTTAGAGGATACTCTGATACAGATAAGAGACCTGTAATCTTAGAAACATATAATAATGTTAACTTAGACCCTGCTTCACCAAACTATATTAAGAAAGTAATCGGTGATAGAAATCTTGTTATCGATGCGAATGGAAAACAAACAGAAAATGGTGATTATGTAAATCGTTCTAAGTTTATTAGAGTAGAAACTAAGGCAGAGGGTACATTCCCTGTAACTGCTGGACCATTTGGACATGGTAAGTATTTATCACCAATCTCTGGTTCAGATTCAATCACTCCTGGTGTAATATTCTCCACTGGTTCAAAAGATAACACATCATCTAATGGAGTTAAGTATAGTGGTATTGATTTAGAAACTACAACTATTAAAACTGATAATGCACATTTCTTATCACCAATTCCAACAGGAGCTGGAAATGGTTTAACTACCGTATTTGCATTTGATGGTACTGTAACGATTGATGGTGGTACTCACTCATTTGGATTCGAATTGACAGGTTCTGATTCAACTGATGTAAATAAGAGACAATTTGTTGTTGGTTTCCAAGAAGGATTCGATGGTGTATCTCCAACAACTGAAGTAGCACTTGCTGGTTCATCTGCTAACTTTGGTAGTGGTAACACTCAAGGATTCAATTGTTCTACTTCAACTTCAAGTGGTTCAGTTGCTTATGTAAAGGCAATTAACTCAGTATCTAATCCAGATGATTTTGATATTAACTTAGTATCAGTACCTGGTATTGTTCGTAGACATCACTCTTATGTATTTGATAAAGTGGTTGATATGGTAGAAGCAAGAGAAGATGCATTCTATATCGGTGATGTTGTTGGTGTAACTTACAACTCTGGTACAGGACAAGTTTCAACTGATAGTATTTCACAGGCAGTTGAACAGGCAAGTAACTTAGATTCTAACTATGTTGGTACTTACTACCCATGGGTTAAAACAATCGATTCAAGAACAAATAGATTAACTGCAGTTCCACCTTCAGTATTGATGCCTGGAATATATGCAGCGAACGATGCTGTTGCCGCTGAATGGTTTGCACCAGCAGGTTTAAACAGAGGTGGTATCGTAGGTGCTGTATCTGTATTAAACAGATTAACACATGCTGAAAGAGATACACTATATGAAGGAAAAGTTAACCCAATCGCAGCGTTCCCTGGTGAAGGTATCGTTGCATTCGGTCAGAAAACTCTTCAAGATAGAGCATCTGCACTTGATAGAATCAACGTAAGAAGATTACTTATCAAAGTTAAGAAGTATATTGCTTCTACATCAAGATACTTGGTGTTCGAACAAAATACGGCACAAACAAGAGGAAGATTCCTAAATACTGTTAATCCATATTTAGAAGGAATCCAACAAAGACAAGGTTTATATGCATTCCGAGTAGTGATGGATGAAACTAATAACACACCTGATGTAATCGACAGAAACATCTTGGCTGGACAGATTTTCTTACAACCAACGAAAACTGCTGAATTCATCGTGTTAGATTTCAACATTCTCCCAACAGGAGCTTCATTCTCGGCATAATTTAAAATAAAAAATAAAAAGGACTATATTTATAATAGTACAAATTAAGGAGAAAACAAAATGGCAGAAGTATTAGAATTTAACGATATGTTTTATACCAATTTTGAACCTAAAATGCAAAATAGGTTCATCATGGAAATTGATGGTATTCCTTCATATCTTATTAAAGTAGCAACAAGACCAACTATTCAGTTTGAAACTGTTGTTCTTGACCATATTAACGTTAAGAGAAAACTTAAAGGTAAAGGTGATTGGCAAGATGTAACCATGACACTTTATGACCCAATCGTACCTTCAGGTGCACAAGCTGTAATGGAGTGGGTGAGAACTTCTCACGAATCTATCACAGGTAGAGATGGGTATGCTGATTTCTATAAGAAAGATATCCAGTGTTATCTATTAGGACCTGTTGGTGATAAAATCGAACAATGGACTCTTAAAGGTGCATTTATTCAATCTGCGAACTTCGGTGGATTGGATTGGTCATCAAACGAACCTACTTCGATTGAACTAACACTTTCTTACGATTATGCTATCTTAGAATTCTAATATTGCTCCAACTTATTTTTTATAAAGAAAAAAGTTCTCTTAGTGAGAACTTTTTTTGTGTCTTTTTTTCAACTTTTTAAAAAGTATATATTTATATAAAACAAATTAAATTAAAGTTATATGGCAAATTACGATTTTCCTACTGAAGTGATATCACTCCCATCACAAGGTAAATGTTATCCTGAAGATAATCCCCTATCTTCTGGTCAAATTGAAATCAAGTACATGACTGCGAAAGAAGAAGAAATTCTTGCTTCACAGAATCTTATTAGAAAGGGGGTGGTACTTGATAAGTTATTCGAATCAATTATAGTTGATAAGAAAATTAATATCGATGATATTATATTGGGGGACAAAAATGCTATAATGTTGGCAGTTCGTATTTTGGGTTATGGTCCAGAATATACTGTTCAGGTACAAGATGAAATGGGTGATACTCATAAAACATCTGTTGACTTATCAAAAGTACAAACAAAAGAAACTGATTTAGAACTACTAAATAGAGAAAACTCTTATACATATACCACTACAACAGGAGTAAATCTTCAATGGAGAATATTAACTCATGGTGATGAAAAGAAAATTGATGCTGATATTAAAGCATTAAATAGATTAAATCAAGATGCACCATCCGCTGAATTAACTACAAGGTATCGATATATGATTACCTCTGTTGATGGTAAAGAAGATGTAAAATCAATCAATGATTTCATCAACAATAAGTTTTTAACAAGAGATACAAGAGCATTCCGAGAAAATGTTAGGAAACACCAGCCTGATATCAATATGGAATTCCCTTTCACTAATCCAACTACTGGTGATACGGAGGTGAAGCCCATTCCAATGGGTGTGGGGTTTTTTTGGCCTACCGACTAATTACTCAGTCATGCTCCATAAGCAAATTTTTGAGTTATGTTACTATGGTAATGGATTCACTCAAGAAGGAGTTTATAGGTTACCAGTACATATCAGAACGTTTTATTATAAACAACTTGCTGAGGCTAAAGAAAAGGAAGAAGAACAACTTAAAAAAAGTTCTAAATCTACAAATTCACAAGCTAAAGGACCAAATGTAAATGTGAGGAAGTAAATTCCTCACTTTTTTTTTAGACTATATTTATAGTAGTATAGATGTGGAGTATAAAAATATGAAAAAACTTACAACGGAACAAAGGCAAGTAGTTAAAGATTCTTTAACAAAAAAGTTTAATCTTCCAGAAGGACTTATAGATACATTATTTAAACGAGGTTTGAGTAAAAAACTCAAAGGTGATAAAGAGTTTGCAAAATTAGGAAAAGATTTAGATGATGCCTTCACTGCATTAAGAAAAAAAGCAGAAGAAAGAAAAAAACAAGGAAAACCAATTCCTAAAGCGTGGCAACGTTTATTAAACTAATATAAAGGAACTGTATTAGATGGCTGAATCGTTAAAGCAACAAAAAGAGAGAATTAAATTAGAACAGGAATATCAGAACGCTCTGAAAGTTTCCCAATCTCTTATAGCCGATATTCAATCGGATATTGATTCAGAAATTGATTATAGAACAAAATTAGGCCAAAAAATAAAAGAGTTTAATAGTGAATTGAAATCATCGGTTAGTGGACTGAGTGATTCTGCATCAATTACACAAGAAATTCAAAGAATAGAAGCTGAAAAAGATAGAATAGCTTCATCTCATTTTGGTAAAAATAAAGCAATTGGTGATGCTAAAATAGGTATATTAGATACTACCTTAGCTACATTACGAACAGAAGAAAAACTTGCTCAAAATACAGAAGCTGTAAATAAAGCAGCACAACAATACCAAGAATCAATAGGAGGTGCTCTTGATAAAATGACAGGACACCTTAATCAAGTACCTGTTCTTGGTGGAATGTTAGGTTCACTTGCTAAAAAAGGAGCAGATGGAATCAAAAACAAATTAGGTAAAGCAGCAAAACAATTTACAGTCGATTTTAACGATGGAATGAGAGAAGGTAAATCTCAAGCCGCTGGATTAGCAAACGCTATGAAGAAATCAGCTGGTGCTGTATTTAAATCTATATTCTCTTGGAGAACTGCCATGGTTGGGTTTGTTGCCCTACTTGGAATGAGTTTACTCACCATGGATAAAATGCAAAAATCCACAATTGCATTTAGACAAGAAACAGGAATACTCAACGGACAATTTGAAGGTATATCATCCAAGATAGGAACTGTATCAGGAATTGCTCAAGGTATGGGTGGTTCACTTGAAGATGGTGCAAAAGCAGCTGGAGCAATGTTTAACGCCTTTGGTGGTGTTGAGGATGTAAGTTCAGCGGTACTAAATAATACTACCAAATTAGCGGTAGGTATGGGATTAAGTGCAGATGCTATTGGTAATGTAAATAAATTATTCCAAAACGCATTCGGACAATCACAAGACCTTGCTCAGAACATGGTTAACATAACCGTTCAAGCTTCAAACTTAGCAGGAGTACCTGCAGATAAGGTATTGAAGGATATGGCGGAAAGTTCTGAAGAAGTTTACACTTACTTCAAAGGTTCACCACAATCTTTACAGAAGGCAGCAATTCAAGCAGCTAAATTAGGTACATCAATTAAACAAGCTGCTGGTGTTGCTAAGGGATTACTTGATTTTGAATCTTCTATTAATTCAGAATTAGAAGCAAGTGCAATATTAGGTACAAATCTTAACTTCAATCAAGCAAGATATCTTGCAGCTCAAGGTGATGTTGTAGGAGCTCAACAAGCAACTTTAAAAGAAGTAAGTAAACTTGGTGATTTAACAAAACTTAATGTTTATCAACAAGAAGCTCTTTCCAAAGCAGCAGGAATGCCAATTGGAGATATGATTAACCAACAGAGAATCCAAAAACAACTTGGTAATTTAAAAGGTAAAGATTTAGAAGCAGCTCAAGCTTTAATATCTTCGGGTAAAGATTTATCCAAACTGGATAAAGCTCAATTACAAGATGCATTGAAAAAACAAAAAACTACCAATGAAATGAACACATCTATGGATGTACTAAAAGGTCAATTGGCAAATATCGGTATGCAGGTAGGTCAATTATTAATGCCTTTAGCTCAAGGTTTGATGAAGTGGATAAATGATGGTGGAATGAAAATACTAAAAGGTGGTATTGAGAAGGTACAAACTGCATTCGATAAAATGGGAGACTGGTTTACTGCAAACAAACCATCGATTATGAGTTTTATTGATGGAATGAAAGAAGGGTTTGGTGTTGTTAAAGATGCTGTAATGAAAGCATACGATATTATAAAACCAGCATTTGATTGGATAGGTGATAAACTTGCAGGACTTAGTGGAGAAGAAGCGGGTAGTGCAGGTGGACTTGGTAAAAAGATAGTTGTATTAGGAGCCGCCTTTATGGGATTAAAATTAGTATTTCCATTATTAAAATTAATAGGTGGTGGTATATTTGGTATAGGAAAAAATCTACTCAGTCTTGGTAAAACAACAACTAAAACAGCATCAAGTAGTGGAGGATTTTTAAAAACATTAGGTAATGGTATTAAATCAATCGGCCAAGGATTGGGTGGAGCAATTAAATCTATTGCATCTGGTTTAGGTGGAGCAATGAAATCTATTGGTAGTGGTATTGGAGGTTTAATATCTGGTATATCAAGAGGTATTGGTACTGCATTGAATGTTATAGGAAAAGGACTTGGTGGATTCTTAAAAGGATTATCAGGTGGATTGGCATCATTAGCAAATCCAGCAGCTCTAATTGGATTAGCAGCAATTACATTAGCATTTATTGGTTTAGCGGCCGCCATGAGAATTATGGCTCCTGCACTTGAACCATTAGGTAAAATGTTTAAATCTATATTTGAAGGAATTGCCGCTATTGTAGTTCCTGTAATTGAAATACTTGTAAATGGATTTGTACAATTAGCAGATGTAATAGGAAATACTATGATAGGTATGATGGAGGCATTTGCACCTATCGTAGAAACGGTAGCTGGAGCTTTTGTATCAATTGCAGAAGTAGTTGGAGAAACAATCATAGGTGTATTTGATTCTATTGGTAATACACTTGGAATGATAGTAGAAAAATCAGGTAAAGCAAGTGAAGTAGCTGCTATGGCAGTAGCAATCACTGCTCTTGGTGGAGCACTTGCGGTCTTTGGAGTTGGAGCTGGAGCAGGTGCAGCCGCTGGTGGTATCGGAAATGCGGTTGGTGCTATTGGTAATAAATTTGCAAGTTGGGTGAGTGGTGAAGAACAACAACCAACAGGTCCTCTTGCAATGTTAGAAAAATTAATAACATTTGGACCAGGTATTACAACATTTTCAAGTCATTTAGTAACATCAATAGAAAATTTTGATATCTTTTTAGAAAAAGTACAATCCTCTATAACTCCTATTCAATCACTAACTCAAGTACTCAATGAGTTCTCAACTGCAATGTTTGGTGTAGCTATGGCAGCCAAAGGATTGGATGTTAAGAATATAGGATTCATCACAGGTATGGCTGGAGCAGCAACTGGTGGTAGTGCTAAATTACCAGAACTTGTTTCAAAATTAGCTGAAAAAATAGGATTAATTGAAGGTGGTAAGGGAGATAATAAAGAATTATTTAAAAAATTAGATGAATTAAAAGATGCAGTATTATTAGGTGCTTTAATTGAAATGGATGGTGAAATATTAACTCGTGGTGTACGAGCTAGAAGTGAAGCAAAAGATAGAGTAAATTATGCAAGTAGGTTGTTATCATAATGGAGAAATAAGATGCCAACGATATTAGAATTATTTAAAAATAAAGAATTAAATTTCCCTGGTGGTTCAACTGCTGATGGGTTGGTAGATTCTGCTGCTGAAGAAAATAGAGGTGGATTTAAACAACAAGTAACAAACTTCGTTCAACAAGAACTTACTGGTATAAGAATAAAATCTCTTGTAGATGTAAACAACCCACTTATATATGGTAATCAGGCAGTAAGAATAGCTCAAAGAACTACACCTGATAAAGATGAAATGAAAGAGGGTCGTGGTGTTAATAATGCTGGAGGAGGGTTAAATCTAAATAAAGGTATTAGTGCCGCTAGAGATGCTGTTAATACATTTCTTGGAATACCAGAAACCATGTTGCCATCGAGAATTATTAAATTAGATGGAGCACAAGATGCTATAAAAGGTAGTGGTACACCACTTCTTGATTGGACTGTACATCAAACTAATACAGCCGTTACACGAGAAGGATATGGTAAAAATGGAACTGGTCTTGGTGCTTTATTAAAAAATTCAGCAGGTAACCCATCTACATTGGGTAAACAAGCAGTTGGTGGTGCTATTGGTGCTGCTAAAAAAGGATTAAGAGGAGCTTTATTTGGTAAACCTGGTGAATTAGCAGATGCTCTACCTAAATTTACACCAAAAAGAGAATTCTATGATGTAGGTACAGGTGGAGTAATGCCAGCTTCTACATTTACTCAAGGTGGGAATAATCATTATTCAAAACTTCTTGAAAATGGTGGTGAACCAGAAAAAGTTACTGAGAGAATGGGAATTGGAATGACAGGTCTTGCTGATGCTGGACAAACTGTTAAGGCTTTTAAGGTTCCTGAAAATGTAGATGATAAGTTAATAGTCCCATTTTGGATTCAAGGTATAACAGAACCTGATGCGGATAGAGTATTCTTTAGAACAGTTATATCTGGATTAAGTGAAACGAGTACACCAACATGGACAGGTTCAAAATTTTTGGGTAATCCATATAATTACTATATCTATGAAGGTGTTGATAGAGCAGTAACATTTAATTTAAATGTTTATTGTATGAGTGCTACCGATTTGATAATAAATTGGAATAAATTACAGTATTTAACATCTAAAGTATATCCAAAAATAAATAATGATGTAATGGATGCTCCTTTCATAAAATTTCAGATTGGTGATATCTACAAAGAACGAATAGGATTTATTGAATCACTTACATATACAATGCCAGATACTGGTACATGGGAAATTGATACTGAAGGTGCTATATTACCAAAATTTATTGATGTAGCTCTTACAATTAAATTAGTAGAAACTCCTGGTGTTGAAGATAAATTATATGATTTTGAAGGTGATGTTGATGGATATAAATGGAAACCTGAAAAACCTAAAACACCAGATTTTTCGGAAGATTCTAAAACAGGTTAATAAATAAAATTATGGCAAATAGTAGATACGAAAATAATAAGACACAAAAATTAAAAGATGGGAGATTGGTATATCGAACTCGTATATATCCAAATATTCCTAAATCTGATAATGATATCTATATCGTAACACAAACTGGAGATAGATTAGATACTCTTGCTAATGAATTTTATAAAGACTCATCTTTATGGTGGATAATTGCAACTGCTAATAATCTTCATGATGCTACTTTTGCATTAGATGATGGTACAACATTAAGAGTACCTCAAAATTATAATGAAATTGTAAATAATTTTAGAAAGATATAAGTTATGTTTTTTCCAAAGTATTCAAATTTATACCCTGAACTTAGAGAAGTTCTTGATTCAAGGGTTCAGAACACTAACAACCCAATATCAATGGGTGGGGTTAGTGGTTTATCTACTTGGATACGAGTGATATCAGCTGCAAATGATGGTTTAGTTATGCAAAGTATTCATAAACCAGATTCATATAATATATCTACTGAATTTGAAAAAAGATATGGAAATGATAGTAAACCTGGTATTATTGGATATGCTCTTGATTTATCAACTCCTATTGAAATTGAAGGTACTGGTAGAGGATTAAGACCCTCACCAATAATAACTGATTTTAAAATAGATGAAGCCCAACAAGGAGCATTAAAATTAATTAGTTTTAATGTTAGATGTTTCACAATGGAACAAGTAGATGTTGTAACTAAATATTTCTTAGAACCAGGATTTCATATATTAACAGAATGGGGATGGAATGTCAATGATGCTTATTCTCAAAGAGTAGGTGGTGGAGGAGCTATAACTCCATGTGATATAGCTCAATATAATAATTGGCCATTCTTAAAAGAAAAAAGAAAAAATTCTAAATATCAATATGATGCATCATTAGGTATTGTAACTGGTGGTGGTGTTAAGTTTGGTGATGGTGAAACGTATGATGTTGAAGTAAAAACTTCTGGTGTTGGTCAAGTAGCCGAATATATGCAAGTTCAAAGTAGTGGTAATAGAACAGATATTGTAGATGAAAACAATCCACCATCATTTGAACCAGAGAAAATTGGAGAGAGTACTCCTGGTGTTGCTTTATTTAAACAAATGTATAATGGATTACCTAATACCAAAAAAACAGCAAGAATAAAAAAATGGGCAAGTGGTGCAGATTCTAATGGAGTAAGTTGGGCTTACGAAGGTAACTTTGTAAATTTTGATGAAGAAATCAAAGATTATTTATTAAAAACACTTACTAAAGGTGCTACTATTAGAAATAAAAGTGGAGATAAGTTAGAAATACCAACTGATGTACCTCTTTTTGATGAGGAAAGATTTATTAGATTTGAATTAGCTGTAGAACTATTTAATTCATTTGTAATGGATTTAGAACCTAAAGAAACTGAGTGTTCAGGTATAAAAAGCCAATTATTAAAAATAGATATTTCCAATACAGCTATAAAGGCATTTCCACATATGTGGAGTACTGATAAATCAGTATTATATGTTCCAAATACACAAGCACCTAATTTTGGATTAAGACAAGCTCTTGTAGATTCTGGGAACGAAGAACCAGTAAAATTTATAAATTTTGAAGAATTAAATAATGTAGAGTTTCAAGCTAACTTACATCCTTTGGTAGAACAAGCTCCTGATGATGAAAGAGCAGAAAAAAATGGTTCAGCTAATGACCCAGCAACAGGTCAATCAAGACCCGTTCCTTTTGCGTTTCCCTGTTTGTATGACTTGGATGAAAGTATATTAACATATAGTTGTGATGATACCGTAGAACCTTTACAAGAACGAGCTGGTTTTTGGGGTTGGTTAAAAGATTTATATATAAATTATCATTTCTTTGTAGAATGTTTATCAAAATCAAATATGAACTCAAAAGATGCTTTATTTGAAATGTTGAATGGTATGAGTGGTGCTTGTAATTCTATTTGGGATTTTCAATTAAGAGAAGGGCCTGCATTAAACGACCCTGATGGGCCAACTGTATTGTGTGTAGAAGATGTAACATTTAGAGGTTATATTCCTGAAGAAACGGTTGAAAATATTGCAACCTATCAGGCAAGAGGTGTTAAATCACCATTTACATCAATAAGTTGGGATATGTCAATACCTGGTGCATTACAAAGTAGTGTTATGATTAAAAAAATGTCTAACAATAAAGTTGATGGTAGTGGAGATACACCACATGCTTTATATGGAGGAGTTTTTTCAGACCCTGGTGAAGTTGAAGATAAGGTAGGTACTATTTTAAATAAGATATCCGCACAAGGAGAATCTGATGAACCAGAAACACTTGAAAATCAAGAAGAAGAAACTCCACCAGCTAATGCAAAAACTTTTGATTTATTCGCTAACAGAGCAGGTGTATTTTCAAGAATACAAAATAGAAAAGGTAAAATTGATATTGTTAATAATTTAACAGATAAAGAATTAACTAAAAAAGATAATGGTAATATTGAATCCTTATTATGTGTTGGTACTTGGGATGATAAAGCTGCATTAAAATCCGTAGAATTGATTGATAGAGGATTAAAAAAAGGTGTTAATGGTGAAGTTGATAAAGAATATACAAATAGAGTAAATCCAATTCCTGGTCTTGCTAAAGTTCAATTTACTATTCAAGGTTTAAGTGGATTTAAAGTTGGAGATATGATTCAATTTGAAGGAATACCATTGAAGTATGGGCCACCAAGTTTTTATCAAGTAGTTAAAACTTCACAATCTATAAGTGGAACTTCTTGGAGTACTGCTATAACTTGTGATTTTAGATTAATTGGTAGTGAAGTATAAATGAATATAAAAGATAGATATAATGAACTTATAAAAACACCTTTGGTGGAAAGGGGTATAAAGGCATATATTCCTAAACCATCTGAGTCTGATTATAACAGAGGTTATATACGAAGATATTTTGTTCAAAAAACAAATGATAAAGGTTCTCCTATATATGAAGTATCACAAGATGATAAATCTAAGTATGTTACAAATCCATTATATACTGTAGCTGATATTAAATGGAGAATAAAAGGCCCGAAACAAGTTCAGTATGATGATGTTGGTAATGTAGTAGATAAATCGGTATCAGAATCAAATAGAATTGCAATACAATTTGTAGGAAATGCAATTCCAAACTTGAAATTATATCTTCCAAATTTATTACAATTTTACAAAAGTTAATATATATAGATATACAAACTAAATCAAGGTTATATGAATTATCTTACTGAAGAAGAAAAACAACAACTTTCTTTTGATTGGAGATATCGAGGATTCTCCACACTACAATTACTTACTGAAGAAGAATGCGATGAGGTTAATGATGAGTTAGAAAGACTTCGTCAGGAAAGACAATTAACTACTAAAGAAAATGGTGATGAATGGGGAGAATGGGACCCATTTGCGTATCCACATAAATTATCAGAAAAATTAGAAAAACTATTTTCACATCCTAAAATTATAGAAGCTTGTGAGTTTCTAATGGATGGTAAGGTTGATGGTACTCAAACTTGGGCTTACTTTAAACCACCAGGTCAATTAGGAAGAGATATGCATCAAAATGCATTCTACACAGGTTGTAAACACAATGAGTATGTTAATGTTGCCCTTGCCTTAGATAATCACGATGAATTTAATGGTGCTGTGTGGAATTTAGAAGGAACTCATAGATTACCAATACTTCCAATTGAAGTTGATGAAGAACGAACTAAAACCAATCCAAAAAATTGGAGAAACGAAAGAGGTAAACCTTGTGTATTACCAGAAGGACATGCTTTCCGAAAGATAGAAGGTAATACAAGAAAAGGTGAACTGGTACTTTTACATTCACATACAGTTCATGGTTCAGAACCAAATAATTCAAATAGATTTAGAAGAAACTTTTTAGCAGGTTATGCTTTAAAAGGAACATCATTTACTAAAGGTGGACATATGAAAAGAGAACCTATTGATGTCTACTCACTTCAAAAAAAATATTGGAAATAAATAAAAAATAATTCACTTTTTGCTTGGTCATCTCAACTTTTTTTCGTATATTTACTTTGTAAATGAGAGATAAGTTAAACCATAAAAGATAAAAGATATGAATTATTTAGTTGACCCCCAAACCCTTGTTTTCAACTCACACCGAGTTAACGGTTTCACCAAAATGATTGGTGATGAACAAATTCCCCAATGGGATTTATTGGATATCGCAACTGAAGTTGCTACTGAATGGACTAACGATTGGGATGAGGACCAAGGATTTGGTTCTTCTGATGGAACATTTATGATAAAAGATTTCATTGATAATGTAATCTGGCGATTCGCTAGTGGTAAGTTGATGACTAAGTTCAATCCTGTACTTTCGATAGTGGAGTATTCAGAAGCTGAACATCACAATAAGGTTCAACAAATGGAAAGTGGAATTTAATAAAACCCTAAGATATGAGAAATAAAATTGATTTTAAAACCCTTGAAAAAATCAACAATGAAATTGGTGAGTTCGAAGTAGGTCAAACCTTTGGCGGTGGAAATCCAATCTATCTTCGATTTGGATATTGGAAACAAGTTGATGTTGATAAGTTAAACGAAATCCTAAATCCTTTAAATCAGGTTAAAGAAGATGAGTGGTATGATGATGATTGTGGATATCAATACAATTATCAATTTCTTTAAAAAAAAGTAAAAAAATGCTTGGATATATGAAATATTTTTCGTATATTTACTATGTAAATGAGAGATAAGTTAAACCCTTTAAAACCCTAAAAT